TCACAGGCATGTTTCTTACCATATCTGTATGTATATTCTTCACACAAACCAATCCCATGTTGGAGCAACCAGTGAACATTATGGCGTGACTCTGCTACCCATTTGGTGCATGGATGATTCCTGAATGCACCCTTCTCTGTTGCGTATGGAGTGCCGTCTGCCTTGTAAACATTGCCTATGTTGTGATACCACTTGGAGTAGACGATGCTTAGCATCTGACAGCACTCCAGTGGCATCTTAACTATATGCTTGTCTGGCAGCATGGTCGCTGCCAGGTAGGCGTCGTCGTCAACAGCGAAGATATTCATGCGATATGGGAGATAAAAGAGGAGAGAATTTTCTTGTTGGTTGCCTTGCCCTTCAGGGACTTCTTAAAGGCAGCACGAATCTGTGCTTTGGTAGCATCTTCTGTCACCTCAAACTCTGTGTCAGCACTCAGACTATCAGATTGAATCAGATAAAAACTGGTATAACCCATTGCCTTAACATTAAGTGACTTAGTTTTACGAAACTCCGTGATCAGACGATCCGTAGATTGGCGATAACCATCGCCAAGACGATAACGGATGGTATTCATAGCGTCACGATTAGAAGCAATACGAATGCCAATGATATTTACACTGGGCATAGCATGGTCAAGATACTCAAGAAGTTTAGGAGTCAAATCGTATGCAGTATTGGATACAGGAGTGCCAACGTATCCAATAGATTTATCACGGATCGTGGCACCATGGGCACAAGCAGTGCGATACAGATTGGGATCCATAACACCATCCTTAGAATACTTAGAGCGACGCAGGGCACCGATACCAGCAGACTCACCATCAGTCAGGATAACAGAGTGGACCTTCTGCAGACCATACTTTTCCTGAAACTCAGGGATGATAGTGCGAAGACAAATCAAACCTTCATTCAGAGGAGTGCCACCCAGGGAGAAGTCAGGGGGGATAGGTGGGACATAGTGATAGTAACGATTATCCAGGCGGGAGTAGTGATAAGCAATCCTGAAAAGACGCAGGCACTGATACTCAAACATGGACTTGTTGCAGTCACTGCTGAGGAATTCTGCCAGTTTGAAGTTTTCAGGGATGCTGAATTGATTGGGTCCTGGGTTGGCATGATGAGGGTGCTCGGAAGTATCTTGATTCTTATCCCAGAAGAAGTTACCAAAGGCATAAACACTGAAGGGAATACCAACTTTCTTACAGAAGAAGCACAGGGTCAACAGTTGCTTGACAGTATCATGAATAACATTACTCATAGATCCAGACCAGTCAAGTAGGAAGATCAGACCGTGATTCTTACCATCGGGGGTAATGGTAATGCGACGGAAGATGTCATCACTAAACTTGTAGTTGTGTAGTTTCTGGGTATCGAGCACACCAGTCTTGGAAGTTGATGCACGAGCATATGCAGCAGCAGACTTCTTACACTCAAACTCCTTGACAAGATAGTTTACTTCTTGCTGGCAAGACTTCTTGAATTGGCGATATGTGGAATCACACTCATCAAAAGAGATACCGACGTAAACTTCATGCCCAGGATCAGTATATTGGGGCAGACTCCAGAAAGTATCAGCAGTTTCCCAGACCTGACGCCAGGGCACGATCACACTATTGGTATTGATCTTGGGAATATCGTAGTAGGAGGGGGAATTCCAACCGTTTTGATCCTGATTGTGCTTCAGAGACTCCTCAAAACTCTTATCGGTGTGACCTTCTTCGATCTCATCGTGACCACCTAGGTTATCTTCTTTAATGGGACCGCTGGTTGCACCACCAGGGGTGGATTGTTGACGATCTTCCTGGGTCTCAGTTGCCTCTTCAGACCACTCAGACTGAGGAGACTCAGAGTCTGCCTGCTGAGAGTCTACACCAGTGCCTTTGTTGGTGTTGTCCTCGGTTTCAGGGGGAGTCTGGGCATCTTGATCACGTTGCCATTCAAAGACATCACGAGCGAGCTCAAGTGCCTCATTGAAGGTCTCAGCAGCACCTGCACGATCGACAAACACCTGCTCTTCGGGGGTGAAGGGGATGGGATTGGTTGCATCAACGATGCCAATCTTGTAGTGGAGGTTAATGCGATCGATCAGTTTGAGTTTATCGACATTCACATCGGAGATACCGAAGAAGTCATCATCATTCAACTCACGGTAACCATTGTAGAAGTCCTTGCGAAGACCAGGAAACTTACGCTTCATGAGTTTCTCAACACGCACGTCTTCAGTGATGTTGATGTAGGACTTGGGGATAGTGCCAGCAGTCTCTCCCCAGGCATCACATGGAGTAAATAGCGCGTGACCGACCTCATGACCCAGAAGGAGGTCGTAAACGGTGTTAGAGACGAGCCAGAGGGGCAATGAGAGCACTCTGGTATCGACATCGAAGGAAGCAGTCTCACACTTCTTGTGCTCAACCGTCAGATTCTCGGTAGCAAGAAGGCGAGCAAGTTGACCTTTGATGGTGTGGAGTGTCATTCGTCTCTGTCGGTTACCCACATACTATAAGACCCCCCACCAGGAGGAGGGAGGTCACGAGTGCCAGTTTGGTAACTGGCGAGCAGTGAGAAACTGTGCTGAAGGCATCGATGCTTCAAACAATTTCTTTGCTTCTAGTTGATGGACCGCAGTGACTGTGGTCTTGTGACGCTTTGCCCCCGTAGTGGGAAGATGGTATGTCACTTCGTATTTATTCTTCATTCTAGTGGTCGCTTAAATGACTTGTGAGTAATACTATCAGCATCAAACATCATCTTCATATACTCAACACCCTTCTTGGGGTGTGTATGATCACCACAGGTAAAGATATCGCAGACTGCCATGCCTTTCTCTGGCCAAGTATGAATGCTGATATGTGACTCAGCAAGCATGGCAATACAAGTTACTCCCTGTGGATCAAACTTATGGGAATTTAACGCTAACAGGGTAGAATTACACTTAACAGATGCCTGATATACAGTATCCCTCACAAAATTCTCATCATCTAGTAAACTCTTTGTGCAACCCCGAAGGGTAAACAAAATGTGTTTCATACTCAGGCATCCATACGCAAAGAGGAAAAGTCGTTTTCTTTAACGAATTCGATTGTAGTCTCAAACTTATCCAAAAGCAACTCCCCTTTGTGAGAGATGATAAACAAGTTAGTATTTGTGCCTAAACCCTTCAGGATCTTAAGCAATTCTTCTGTGGCAGTGCTATCGAGACTAGAATCAAACACTTCATCCAGAATCAGAAGGTTGGTGGAGGTAGAATTTTTAAGTCTGGCGACATCCCTCCATGTAAAGAGTAGAGCAAGGTCAATCTTCTGCTTCTCTCCCTCAGAGAAGGACGCATAAGAAAAGTCATCGCGGTAGCGTGACATAATTTTCTCGTCGAAATTCTCGTCTAAGGTGAAGTTGACATAGAAATCCATGCTTTGAAGATACTTATTGATCCTCTGGTTAATCACTGGGACAAACTTCTGAATGATCTTGGTCTTGATGCCACCATCCTTCAGGAGTTTTGACACAATGGAATAATCTTGGTGATTCGAGTTTACTTTAGCACACTCTTCGAGTTTTGAGTCAAGATCTTCCTTGTATTTCTCTAGGGATTCTTGCTCACACTTAAGTGCTTGAGTGTCTTCCTTGATAGTAGTTTCATTCAAGCGAGTTTCTGCTGCTCTCTTGTTGTTTCTAAGGTTTTTCAACTCATTCTTGAGAGACTCATAGAGTTTTGCATTCTCAGTATCAGCATTTACCTTATTCTCGATAGATTCGAGAGCAGGTTGCATCAATTCCAACTTAGAATAGTAAGTTTCATCCTTACTTTTTAGATCAGAGACGTGAGAATCCTTCCACTCTGCGTTAATTTGCTGTGTGCAAGTTGGACAGGTGTCATTCTGAGTGAAAAATTCTATCGTAGAGAGGTTAGATTGAATCTTCTGCTTCACCTGAGAGATTAGATCCCTCATTTTGTGGTATTGGTCCTTGTTTACAGCAGATTTTGCTAGTAGATCACCCACATTTTCTAGTTGGATCTGCGTTTTCTCGATGTCCTTCTCGCAATTTCGGATATCAGTCTTCCATGAAGACTGCATTGCAGCAATTTCGTCCTTATTTTGCTGATACACACTACTCAAACGATGCACATTCTTGCTTTGTAGGTCGTATCTATTCTGTGCGAGAGCTACAGCGTGCTCACACTCATTCATTTCTGTCTTGATCTCCTTAATCCTATCCTTAAGGAGCATATTCATCCGCGAGAAGACTTGGATATCCAGGAGATCTTCGATAACTTCTCTTCTATAAGCAGCAGGAAGCTGCATGAAAGGCACAAAAGTGCTACTACCAAGAATAACAACCTGAGTAAAAGACTTGAAGTTAAATTTAAGTATGCTTTGCTCAAGGTATTTTTGATAGTCTCGATTCGCTGCATCCTGATCGATGAGTGATCCGTTTCTGTGGATCTCGAAGACATTTGGTTTAATACCCCTTACTACTTTGTATACAGTAGACCCAATACTAAACTCAACTTCAACTACACATTCCCTTTCGTTAATACTGTTAACAAGTTGTGGTTTGTTAATCTTACGAAAAGGTTTGTTAAACAGAGCAAAACACAAGGCGTCCATCATGGTGGACTTACCTGCACCGTTTGATCCAATAACAAGAGTGGATCTATGTGTGTTTAGATTAACCTCAGTGAATCCATTACCAGTGGAAAGAAAATTCTTCCATCTCACTTTATCAAATACAATCATTCTGTTAAGGTTGCGGGTGGTATAACAATGTCATTTTCGGAAATCAAGGTGTATCGATACCCGTGTGCTTTGCAGTTTTCGATGACATCATGTCTGTCCACTTCGGAGATCTCAAGTTGTCTTGGGAAGTCCATCGCTTCAAGTAAACCATGATACCTCACTGCGTCGTCGTTGGCAACAAAGAGTTGGACGATTCTTTCTTGACAAGATTCATCCCAGACAGCATATACGCCACCGCTCTCTTCGTCCACGAGGACATACATTTTATCTGGGTCATTCTTCGACATTACACTTCAAGCGATTCTACATAGAGAGACTTGAGAATTCCAAAGATAGAATCTTTGTTTGGCATGTCAGAGACGCACCTCTCAAGAATTGTCAGAGTATCTTCCACTTCAACATCGTCAACATCTTCACCCAATTCATAGGTGGTATCTTCGATGATTTTAAGATCTGCTGCTTCACAGTGCTGAAGGTAACGAATGGTCTGATCAAATTTAAGTTGATCATCCTTATTCTCAACAACAAGTTTCACATAAGATCCTTTCAAGTCCATTTCTTTGACACGCTCTAGGCAGTCATCGGTATAATAGATCTTCTGGAAGATATCGTATGGGTTGCGATGGAAGGTTAACTTCTTTGTATCAGTATTTAGGATATGGAATCCACGTTTCTGACCGTAGTCATTCCAGTATAACTGATACGGATTACCAAGATAGTTGATATGTCCCTTTCGGGACTTCATGTGAAAATGTCCTGAGCAGACCAGATCAAACTTTGAGTATATGGATGGGTCGTCACCATGCTCCATACGGTGACCAGGAAGAGCTTCAAAACCGTTAAGCTCAAGATGGCCCATGCAGATAGATGCATCACTATTCTCGATTTCTGCCATGGTGGAAGATCTATTGTCATCACAAATCCAAGGCAGAAGAAGTATATCAGTGTCACCAACTCTACGTTGACAAGGCACATCGACGACATCAATGTTGCTGTACTCTCCGAGAAGGAGATCTGGGGCATTGATGCGAAGAGTATTCTTGTAGTAGATATCATGATTACCTACCAGCATCGTGAGATGCACACCACGCTCGGCAAGAGCGTCAAACCACATCTCCTTTGCTGCTTCGAGTGAATTGAAGTTGATACTCTTGCGTCTATCAAAGGTATCTCCGAGAGCAATGACTTCGGTGATTCCCAACTTATCAATAGTTGGGATTACTACATTGGAATAAAACTGCCTATACTTGTCAATGAAGACAAGGTTGTCATTCCTTACTCCAAAATGCTGATCCGTAATGAGCAGTATATTCATAACCAATACCAGTGGACTTCAATTGTATCACAGTTTTCCTCCGACAACACTGTCGTAGGTCTTGACATCCTCCATGCCCACAGGTGGCTCGTAACCATCACGCTTCCATTTCAAATGCCAATAGGTTGCACTCAAGCAGTGATCGTATTCAATGGCAAGAATCAACTCCCTACCATCCTCGTGATAACTCTTGTGCATACCGAAACGAGTCTTGACAAGTCTGACCTTACCCAGATCTTCGTCACCGACAAAGACTGACCAGTCAGTAACCCACTTGTCATACTCGTGTATCTTCACATCTGGCATTCATTAACCCCTCATAGTGGTCTCGATCCGAGACTTGATCGAATTCATTGTAGCGTAGTCGTCACTACCGTCAATCGAAAACACCTCGTCGTAACCATTCTTCTCAATCAGTTTATCTTTGATGTCCATCTGACGCTTCTCCTTAGCAATGCGTCTCAGGAATGCATAGTAAACGATCTGGGTAAAGTATGCGAATGGGTTAGTTGACTTAGCAGGATCGAAGTTGTCGATGTATTGGACACAGTTTTCGATACCATCGCAAATCATGTCCTCTTTATACATGTAGTTGATAAAGTTAGGACGATAAGAAAGATGTGTAGCAATCTTAAGGAAGCATTCACCGATGTAATTGTTAATCCTGGGCTTAGGTTTGCCTTCGGACGCAGCAATCTTGACGGCTTGTCTATAGACAACGAGCTCGTCGAGAAACCTTTTATTATCTACATAGTGCTGCTTCCTTTTTTGTGGCATGTAAAAAGTCTGCATGTATTGACGTAACAATTCATGTGACTAATATAACTTATATTTAAGTATTAGTCAACACTATTACTATTCTTCCACTGCTTCTCCAGTTGCTTTCTCAATTCATCAACCTTGCCAACTAAACCCATGTTTTCGTTGATCGAAGCGTGGAAGTAATCATCATCGGCGTCTTTGCCATACTCTCGCAGTAACCACATCTTATACATCTGAATCGCATCATCACTCATAGGAGCAATGCAAACAACATCAGACTCATTCACGATGTAAAAATCTTCTTCAGCGAACATCATCCACTTGGTAAACCCGATGGCAATCCCCTGTTGGGTCTCGCTCTTATTAACAAATGTGCTATGGGGTTTTGCGGGGTGGGAGACAAAGATCACAGTCTGACCTTCCTCCTCTGTCGCCAGCATGGGTCCCAAGACTTCCTCACCAGAGATAAGTTTGATGACCCCGTAAAACTCTTGTTCGTGTTGAATGTAGTTAATCATCTGTGGTTAAATTTTATCTTGGTTAATTCATAATCGAATTCTTCAGAATCGTAAATCGCCATGCGGTGAAGAAGATGTCTGAAAGTGTGGTTATGCTGGGATCCTTTAGAGCAATCATCGGCAATATCATACAATACTGCCTGTGCTTTATTCTCACCCTTTCTCAATACTCTACCAATAGATTGTAAATTTCTCACTCTAGACTTGGATGGAGAAGCAAAAATTACATTATGCAGGTTGCGAATGTTGATACCAGTGGAGAAAGTGCCATAACTTGCTACGATTATAGCATTAGTTTCTCTTTCAGTAATCTGTCTCGCTTCTTCTCTGTCCTCAATATCGACGCCACCGTGGATGAAAAACACCTTACGGTCGCCTCTTTTACTATTTATCATTTCGTATAGTGGCTCACCATGCTTCTCGATGTAGTTAAAGAGAATCAAAGTATTACCTTCAAGATCCAAAGACAGTCTGGTGATAAATTTGTTTCGCCTCTCGTGTGAAACGATGTAATCCATCTCCTGTTGATAACTATCAAACGGGACCCATCCATGCTTCAGTAGAAGGATCTTAACCTTTAGTTGTGTGAGGTGACCTTTGTCTTGCAATTCCTTTGTCTTGGTGACCTGATCACATGCACCAAACAATCCCTCCAGGACCAACTGATGTGTCTGCAATCCATCTAGGGTGCCAGTAAGTCCAACGCGATATTTTGTATCAGTCATCTTAGTGAGAATACCCACAAGAGACTTTGCCTTATAGAGGTGTGCCTCATCACCGATGACAGCATCAAACCTTTCAAAGAAATTGCGTGGCTCTTTATAGATCGATTGCCAGGTGGAGATCACTACAGGGTGCTTCACATACTTCTCTCGCCCACCCATGATCTTGTGGACATACGCATCTGCCTTCCAACCATAATCTTCAAAGTCCTTATACAACTGCTCAACCAGGGAGGTTGTGGGGACAATGATGAGGGTATCTAGACCCTTCTCCATATACCATCGGATCAGACAATAGATAATCAGGGACTTTCCCGATCCTGTGGGGGATAGTAGTAACTTCCTACGATGCTTAAGTGCTTGGAAAATTGCTCTGAGTTGGTAATCTCGGACCTTGAAAGGCAGACCCAAAGATCTAACAAAGCTCGTAACACTCTCAGGGCTGACATACTCTTCTTCTCCCTCAGGAAGACCGTAAAACTTATTGTCTTTGATGGTGTATTCATATCCTTTCTTGGACATGAATTCTCTAAGGTAATTATAGAGACCTACATAGATCTCTCCTGTGCCAGGTGAATAGAGACGAATCTTCCCGTCCCAATGCCTCTTCTTATAGTGAGGCATAAACTTTGCATTTGGGACATCGAAACAAAAGTATTCCGACAACTCTTTATGAATGTGTTGCTCGGCGTCAATCTTGAGGAAGACTTCGTTTTTCTTTTCAACTGTTGTCATCTAATTGCATAATACTTGATGATGTCGAAAGCATTCTTGATTGAAAATCCACGGTTGTCGATTTGTTTGAGAATCCTTTCAATAGAATTTATGCAAGTATCAAGGTAGTCAATTTTTGCCTTGGCTCTGCACATCTCTTCATCACCATCAATGTATAGATCAAGGTCACCCTTCAGCACTTTGGTGGGGAATGCCTTGCCATCGATCGTCTTCTTGCCAGAATAATACTCAAACTTATCAAGTCTGAGTTTCCTATACTTTACCTCTGCTTCGGACAACATCAACCTAAATTCATTCCAATAGGTCAGATACTTAGAGTGTAACCGAGCAGTGTCGAGACTGTCATTGGCGAGGAGCTCAGGCAAGTCTCTGTGGAGCTCAGAGTCCTTCTGCCACATCTCTTGAATTTTATCTAGATTCATTATTCAAGGTTAGTTATTCTACGGGAATCAGCAGCGTCTTGGATTTCATACAACAGATATCTAAAGTTAACTGTTGCTGTTGCAGCGTCGCTACCGTCTAGTGTAGCATTAAACTGGATTCCAGACAAACTCGTAGGAAACAGACCTTGGAATGTGACAAAAAAGTTTGACCTAAAGTTACTGTTGAGCACAGCAAGTGTGGCATCAGCAGAGATCAGATCAAACTCTTTAAGATTCGGTTGATTGTATTTGTTTTTAATAAACTCGATGTAAAAACGACGGTCCTTGGTGCTCTCAGGTGTGCCAAGTGCTCTCAACCAGTTGTGGACCAGCGTGTAGTTTTCCAGATCTTCGTCAACCAAGAAGGTCATCTGGAAGTCTTCATACTGTGTGAAACCATCCATCGGAAGACCTCTACCATAGAAGGTAGATTGCTCTGGTGTGGTGTTGTTGATACCAGGAAGGTTTGCAGATTGAGAGAAATATGCAACCTTAGGAAACTTTGCCAGACCGAGTTTGAATCCAATCGGTGACAGGAAGTTTCTATTTTCAATCTGCTTATTCCAGGTAGTCATCTTTTATCAGTCTCTACCTGAGTATTTAGGGTAGTTAAATCCGATCTCCGACAACTTATCGAGGATCGCACCGTATTCCTTAAACATCTTATCACCTGCGATGTAGCGTCGCTGGGTGTGCCAGATAGCCTTAGCGAGTAGTTTGTACTCTGTGTCACTGAAGTTGATGCATTCATCCATGGTTACTTTCCTTTGATAATTTCTTCCATCTGACGACGGACATAATCTCTATGGTCTTGATCTTCGTGATCCTTTCGGGAATACCCGTGCTTGTTATGGACTATGAAATGCCCTTGCACCATCATAGTTATACCAAAAAGGAATAGGGCAATCACCCCCACCCACTCTACAATGTGATGTTGAGCCATGGGAATACTGGCGGGATTACACCTATGAGTCGGAGGAGACCTTCAGCAAAAAGAGCAAGAACGACCCAACCAACACACATAGAAATAATTGAAGCATTACGGTTGTGTCTACGAATTGCATCGGCAATACTCACATCGATCATTTTTTGAATTTCTTCTTTATCCATAGTGGACATCCTCTGAAGCATAATCGTCTTCCCCGTCATATAGGGGACATGGTTCTTCCATTAGGATATCCACCTTAGCTTGGATGACACGATCCTGTAATACTTTGTAGTCTTCTTCAGTAGGTAAACTCATTGAGATAGTCTAACAGAGTGTTCAGTACTTGGTGTGCTGCCTCTTTCTTCTCATCTGTATCAAACCGACTATCGGAATCCTCAAATAAAGCCGTTTTCATTCCTAGCAGTTTGTGGACCATATCATTACGGTCCAAGCGAGATCTGGGCATAATAATAAAAACACCTTCCACTATGATAGTAACTATTTATTTTTATGGGTATATCTACTGACTTATGTCAGCGTATGAGGATCAATCACGCTGTCTCCAGTCATCTGGTTTGTCTTGATTAAACCAATCCACAATCTCATCAGCACTACCAAAACCAGTGCGATGATTCGATGGATCGGGGTCACCTAATCCCATCTTATTCATGAAGTCGTCCATGCTACCCTCTTGCATATCAGGGTTAGCAGCACGTCCTCTTGCTCTTTTAAGCATTTCTCTGGCAGAAGTATTTGCTTTACCCAACTTCTCTGCCCAGATCATATCTTCTAGTTTAACTTCTTCTCCATTAGCAATGCATTTACAGATAAACTCAAGGCGCAGTCTATACTGAGTTGAAAGCATGTTACTCGTCCGAAAGATAGTGCTCTAATTGATTGATTCTAGAAAATTCTTCGTATGCCATCTCCGATCTCATATGGAGAATATCACGAAGATC